TTAGTCATAACAGGTGGTGAACCTTTACTAGGATGGCAACGCAGTTACAAAGACTTATTGAACCATCCTCGTATGCAGGATTTGAAAAACATTACATTTGAAACTAACGGCACACAAGAACTACATGAAGATTTTAAAAACTATTTGTTAACTTGGGCATTTGATAGAGGAGGTAACTACAAGAGTGATATCACATTCTCAGTCAGTGCTAAACTGTCAGCAAGTGGCGAAGCATGGGAAGATGCTATCAAACCTGAGATTGTTGCAGACTATGAACGTTATGGCACAACCTATCTCAAGTTTGTAGTAGAAAAACCCAGTGACTTTGATGAAGTAGATCGTGCTGTCAAAGCATATCGTGATGCAGGCTTTGAAGGAGTTGTATACATCATGCCAGTAGGCGGTGTGGTTAAAGTATATGATGGTAATAAGTTTAGTGTAGCAGACGAAGCCATGTTACGTGGTTATAATTACAGTCCAAGATTACATGTTGATCTTTGGGGAAACAGTTGGGGCAAATAATATGAAAAAAATTATTGATATAATTATAAACTTTTTTAAAGATCTTAAAGACACAGTTGATAATTCTTATCTAATTGATGACGCATACATGGAATTAGGAATAGATGAAAAACTTGGTCGTTGCCAAGATTTAGATGATGGGGAAGAATAAGATGTGGAATAAAATTAAAAATATTGTAGGTAAAAAAGAAGAACCTAAAAAAATTAAAAAACTTACACCTAAAGAACAGGCAACAAAAGATGGCGAGCCATGGGTAGAAGTTATCAGCATGGAAATTGATCCAAGTGATCCTAGTAATGGGTCATTTGAATTAGATTGGAATGATAAATTTGTAGCTAATCTTGTACGGGCTGGATATCAAGGCAAAACAGATTCTGATATTGTTGACAATTGGTTTAAAACAGTTTGTAAAAATGTAGTAATGGAAACATGGGAGCAAGAACAAGCAGATCCAGAAATAAGAGGATCTAATCGTAAAGATCTAGGTAATGGAAGGACTGAGATATCATAATGGATATAGAAAATAAAGTTTTAGAAATAATAAAAACAAGTACTGGTAAGGATGCCAGTTTAGATTCGTCTTTTGATGGTCTTGAAATTGATTCATTGAGTGCTATTGAATTAATGTTAGACATTGAACAAGAATTTGGAGTAGAATATCCAACGGATGCTGAACCTCCAAAAACTATTATAGACGTAGTAACCTTTTTAAAAGGTAGATTGGACAATCAGTGATAGTATATGTCAATGGTGATAGTCATTCTGCAGGTGCAGAAGCAGTAAACAAACATGCCTTTGCCTGTGATGATCCGCTATACTATTCATTGGGACGACAGCCTCACCCAGATAATCTAGCAGTCAGTTATGGCTGTTATATTGCCAACGCATTAAATGCTATATTAGACTGCGATGCTGAAGCCGCAAGTTCAAACACAAGAATTATACGAAGCACTAAAGAATATCTAGAAACCAATACACCTGATCTTGTAATCATTGGTTGGTCAACCTGGGAAAGAGAAGAATGGGTACACAATGGTATTCCGTGGCAGATAAACGTTGGTGGTATTGGTGATGACTGGCCAGATGAAATAGTTGATCGTTATAAAGATTGGGTGCTAACTGTTGATTGGGCAACTGCTACAAAAAAAGCACATGATGACATATATCAATTACATTTAGAATTAAATGAACGTAATATACCTCATTATTTTTTTAACTGTTATAGTGATTTTCATACTATGCCTAAATTAGATTGGCATGATTGTTATCTTGAACCATATAACACAGAAATGACCTATTGGAAATGGTTAACTAATCAGGGACATAAATCCAATGATTGGTTTCATTTTGGTGCAGATGCACATCGTAAATGGGCTGAATTCCTTTTACCAAAAGTAATATCTATTTTAGAAGAAAGTAGAGTTTGATATGAGATATCTGTTAGTAGACACAGCAAATACATTTTTTAGAGCAAGGCATTCTGCACATAGACAGGCAGATACATGGGATAGATTAGGTTTTGCTATACATGTTACCTTATCCAGCGTTAATAAAAGTTGGCGTGATCAATCTGCTAATCATGTTATATTTTGTTTAGAAGGTCGTTCATGGCGTAAAGATTATTATGAGCCATACAAGAAAAATAGATCAGTGGCACGTGCGGCTCTTACCGAAGCAGAAGCAGAAGAGGATAAATTGTTTTGGGAAACGTTTGATGAACTTAAAACATTTTTAAGTAATAAAACAAATTGTACAGTATTACAACATCCTAAATTAGAGGCAGATGATCTGATAGCAGGCTGGATACAGAGCCATCCAGACGATCATCACACAATAGTGTCTAGTGACACAGACTTTTATCAATTATTAAGCAACAACGTTAATCAGTATAACGGTATATCTGACGAACTACACACTCTTAACGGTATCTTTGACAAAAAGGGTGAGCGGGTAATAGATAAAAAAACTAAAGAACCTAAACAGATACCTGATCCACAATACATCTTGTTTAAAAAATGTATGCGTGGTGATCCTACAGATAATATCTTTTCAGCATATCCTGGTGTAAGAGAAAAAGGTAGTAAAAATAAAATAGGTCTAATAGAAGCATATGAAGATAAAAGTAAAAAAGGTTTTAATTGGAACAACCTTATGCTACAACGTTGGGTTGATCATAATGACGTAGAGCATCGTGTATTAGATGACTATGAACGTAATCGTGTTCTAGTAGATCTAACCGCTCAACCTGATGAAATAAAAGCAAAGATAGCAGAAACTATCGCCGCTGGTATGACAGTTAAACAAAATCAAATGATTGGTGCTCAATTTTTAAAATTCTGTGGTAAGTATGATCTAGTAAAACTCAGTGAAAATGCGGCTGTAATGGCTCATTGGATGAGTGCTAGTTATCCTGAAATGATTCTCAATGATTGATAAAAATTTCATAGCCATTGATTTAGAACTTAACCAACCAAGTAATCGTATCATACAGGTTGGTGTTGCTATTGGCAATGCTTACCAATCCTCAGACAAGTATATTGTACGTAAATGGTATATTGATCCAAACGAACCAATTGATACTTTTATAGTAGGTCTGACAGGGATCACTGACAGTGATATAAGAAGTTTTTCTGTTGGTCACCAAACTGTGGCTAGAGAGTTATCAGATCTGATCAAAGAACACCAACCATGGTTAAATCCCATAGTATGGGGATATGATGATGCAGGAGTTTTACGTAGAGAGTTTGAAAAAAATAAAGTAGAATTTAAACATCTAGGTGGCCGTTGGATAGATCTAAAAACCATTTATAATTTTTTACAGTTTAGTAAAGATCATGACCCAAAAGGAAATCTACAACAGGCCATGTCAATCACAGGTCTTTGGTTTGAAGGGGATCAGCATCGTGCAGATATTGATGCTTGTAATACATTAAAATTTTGGTTTCATTTAATGAAAAAACAAAAAACAATGTTTGACTTATTAGAAAATAATCAGTATAATATAAAATTAAAGGAGTAATATATGGGCTATGATCCAAAAGCAGTATTAGTTAAAAAAGAAATTAAAACATTGGCCAATGGCGATAAGACATTTTTAAAATTAATGAAAAATGCCATTGAACAGGAGAATAAACAACAGTACATGAGAAAAAAAGCTAATAACCAATCTAATGACAATGACTAATCATATAAATAAAGTACTCAAAGACGTCTCCAGACAGTCACCCGTCTCAAAATATTCTGCCTGTCATCACACTTACTTTTAGGAGGCAAGAGATGGCTAAATTTTATTCAACAAAAACATATGGTCATAACATTGGGCTATCAGCATGTTTTAGACAACCTAATGCTGATCATTCACACTGTCATTTACTACATGGTTACAGTCTACAGTTTAAGTTTACATTTGCATGTGATCACTTAGACAACAAGAACTGGGCAGTAGACTTTGGCGGACTTAAAAAGATTAAGTCTTGGTTAGAAGATCACTTTGATCATAAGACTGCTATTGATAAAGATGATCCCTATCTAGACAAGTTCATGGAACTTGAAGCACTAGACCTAGCAGAGATTGTAGTAATGGATGGCGTTGGTGCAGAGAAGTTTGCGGAACACGCATTTAACTTTGCGGACAAACTGATCAGAGAACAATCAAATAATCGTTGTTGGGTACATTCAGTAGAGTGTGCTGAGCACGGTGCTAACTCAGCGATATATAGTAATGAATAAATTTATCAATGAATGGAAACCGGCAATATTCAATACATTTGTCTATGTATTGTTTGCTGTCAGCCTAACATTTTTATCTCTAGGACAGATAATCTTATTATTTGTCCTAGGTATGATCTGCACAGTATTAGGCAATAGTATTTTGCTTCATAGATATTATACTCATCAACAATTTAAATTATCTAAATGGGTAGAGTATCTCTTGTTGCCTTTTGCTATCTTACTAGGAATAGGCAGTCCATTAATGTATGCAACCATGCACAGACAACATCATAGAGTTTGTGATTCTCAAGGAGACCCACACAGTCCATCTAAACTAGGTAAATGGTCAGTGTTTTTAGGTATTTGGGAATTCTATCCTACCAGTTATTTTAAAGGATTAAATGCTCCATTGGCCAAAGACTTATTTAAAATACCTTTACAAAAATTTATTCATATACACTACTATACTATTTGGAGCGGAATGTTTTTAGCAACTTCTCTGATTGATTGGAAGGTAGCTGTTGCTATATTTGGATTCATTCCAGTCTATCAAAAAGTTTTTGAAAATTTTATTGTTAATGGTATTTGCCATCCAGGTCCTGATATATTAGATTGGCCAAAATTTGGCATACTCACAGGTGGAGAAAGTATGCAAAAATTTCACCACGATAATCCTAATATTATTAAGTATTCAAATAACTGGTTGGTTGATCCATCCTATCTGTTAATCAAGGTGATAAAAAAATGACACTACTTGCTAAATCTATAATTAAAAATAAATGTTGGATTGTTGAGGAAGATGGTAAAAAGGTTGGCACTATACTGGCCAACTCAGTTGGATTTACCTTAGTTCACAATAATCAAAGAGAAAAATTTACCAGTCTTAAACTGTTAAAAGATAGATACAATATTATTGTTGATAAAAAGGTTCCTGTTAAACAGATCAGTGAAGCCCACAGTGTCTATGGTTATCCATGTGATTATAATGCACAAAATATTCTGTGGGATGTCAAGCACAAACTACCCATCTTCACTAAAGGTCGCAAATCAAAAAGTTTTTTCTGTGCTGGATACTATATAGTTAAGTTTAACAATGGGTGGGTTAAAAGTTATTGCCCTAAACTGATTACGCTTAATAGATATCCTTACCAAGGACCATTTCATTCTAAAGAAGAAATGCAACATCAAATTCGCATGGCCAATGGAGGTCACTAATGGAATCACAACTTACATTACATCTTAAAAGTTTTAACAACAAGGTTAAGGTCATGAACCAAACCAATGCTAAAGATATCACATTAACAGCGTTAGAAGCACGTAATCTACACAATGATATCTTTGATCTATTATCTAAAATTGCAGGCCTCACAGAAGTTAAAGAGACACCCGCAGACGTAGACAGTTTAGACTTTGATGGTGGAAATTTTTAATAAACTACTCAGATAATTGGCATAAATAATATGTAGTAGAAGGAACATATTATTTTATGAGTAGACCTAAACCAAAGATTTTATTAGAACATGTCAATAAAAACACTTACAAAAGTGACCAAATTTTAGACAGTGAAGGAATTTGGGCGGTGTTTTTTGACAATCAACCTATTAACCTTAAGACTCAAAATGTCTTGGTTAGTTATCCTGGACCTAAATACAAAAAGGTTAGTTTTTCAAATCCAGGACATGCTATTAATTTAGCAAAAAAATTAAACTCGCTGTTTAAAACAGACCAATTTACTGTGGTCTTACTTAAACAAGGCGACACAATTTACCCATAAGGAGATAAAAATGGCAGATGACCAATTTTATACACTAATGCAAAAAATGAAAGACCTTGATGCGAATGATCCTCAAGTTGATAATGTAATTGCAGATACAGCACAACCCGAAGCACCAGTACCTACACCTTCTGCTCCTGACGTAGAAGTTGCTAAAATTGACAATAGAATTGAAAATATTTCAGCAACAGGCGAAGGCCTATTTCAAAATTATGAGCAAATTGCCCAAACAACTACTGCAGAAGATTTAGGGTCACTGGCAGGTATTCAGAAAGACCAATAACATGGTTAGAACTGCTAATTCACCACAGAGTGTCTGGCAGAAAAAATTCAATGAATATGATCTTAACCCCTTTATCAGAAACCCTGAAGAGGGGTTAACCTATAATAAACTATTCAATCCAGCAACTTGGTGGCATAATCCAATTAATCCAAACAGTCTTAGACTGACCAGTACTGGGCACAATTTGTTGTCTAAGACTGACATGCCTACTTTTAGGTTTAAACTAACAGAAAAATACAAACCCAAAACCTTTGTTCAGCTTGAACGATATTTTACCTCACCGTACTACATTATAAATGCTCAAAGTATAATTGTCTATGGTGAAGTTGAGGCTATGATGATAGGATTACACGGAAATGATTTACAACAATATCTTGACAATCAGGACAAATAACTGTATAATATTATTATGAAAAAAGTAAATATAGGTTTATTAATTGCGGCCATATTATGGTTAATACTGTCAATGATATCCATAGCATGGAGTATTGAGGACACTGTTAAAAAATTGGTTGATCAACGAGACCAAACTCCCTTAGAGCAGATAGTGGCAGAAACGCTGACCTTTGAGGAATATGCTGAATGGCTCAAAATTAGACAGAAGTTTGAAGCAAAGGTCAACAAAGAGAAAGAACAGCAACTAGCCTGCGTAGCCAATGGTACTAATCCTAAAACCTGTGTAGATCCACATTGGTGTTTATATCCAGACAAGATTGATACCAAAGAATGCGTATGGTATCGTGTAAAATATAAACTTTAAAATGTTTTTTGAAGAAGCTCAAAAATATTTAAAAAATCATTACGGTATTTCTGACGAAGAAATAACTAACATTAAATCAAAACTTCCCAGTAGTAAAAAATATCTTTACAATGAATATCTATGGACTGTTAGCCAATCATCACTGATGCCTGATTTTTTAAAAAGTTGGCAAGATTCTTATAATCTTATACGTGGAGAGAATTGGCCAAATTGTAATAGTCCCAATGAATTTAATCTGCTTCCTAAAGAAATACAAGAAGAATGTATCAACATTCACAAATTTTCTCCAACCCAATGGTTAGATATTGATTACAACAATTTTCAACCTAATCAATTTGATTATTCTATACATGATTTAGTTAGATATCAAAAGATCGTCTTAGATAATTTAGACATTATATCTAATAAAAAAATTATTGATTTTGCTGGACACTGTGGATTTTTAGCTTTTATCTGTTTAGAAAATAATGCATCTGAAGTTATTACAACTAACGTTAGAAAAAATAATATAGAGATAGCAAATAAAAGTGCCAACGCATTTAATTTAGAAAACAAATTTAATTGCATCTATAGTGACATACATGACTATCAAAATAATACTAAATTAACCTTAGATAAAGACACTGTTTTATTAAGTGGAATAATGTATCACGTACACGACCACTATGAAATTTTAGAGTCAATTACGCAAGCAGGTCCAAAAAATATTATTATTGAAACTGCAGAAATAACTGATATTACTAAAAGTGAAAAATCTTTAATCTTTTGGAATCATGAAAAAGATGATTCAAATTTTGACGGACATTTTAAAGGATTAGATATAATACCTGTTGGATTTCCAAATCCATCATGGTTTAAATTAATTTTAGAATCAATGGGCTATGTTAGAACTAAAATAGATTATTTTGATTGGTTTGTACGTGCTAATTTTAGTGAAAAGAACTTTAATTTTGAAACTAGGAGTGTACAAGTTTTTAAAAAAAAATGGTTGACAAATTAATCAAAAGAGTCTATAATAGTTTTTAGTTAGTAAGGTAAGTGGTAGAGCTCCGTTGCGGTGGCGTCCACTCTAAAAAAACGCAGTTGACGCAGACAACTTTACGGTCCCAGTTTACTGTCTATAACTTAAACTGGGCATTCATAAAAATCTTAAATACCTCAGACGCGAACCTGAGGTATTTTTTTGTCTAGTGTAAAGAAAATATACAACATCTAGTGGTTTTTATAAAATATTCTTGACATCTACCACAAGATATGCTATAATTATATCATAATTACAATAATTTCAAGGAGAACTTTATGAAAGAACAAGTAAAAAACGTTGGAACAAACCGTCAATGGCAAGAACTAGGCAGTGATATGACTAAACTTAGAGGTAAAGTTGATGTATTAGCTGTTAAGATTGATGACGTCCAAAGGCATGCACAAGAACTAGCACGATTTACTGATGCTATTAGGATTGTGACCTTTACTGCTATCATGTTTCTAATGACATATTTGTTAGTTCAATATTTTGGTTGACATTTTGGTTAAATGAGTCTATAATGTAATTAATAATAAGGAGATAGATATGTTTAATTTTTTTCTAGGACTGGTAATTGGTGCTATTATAATGGACTTGTTATGGGCTTTCAAATTTGGAATTCCACAGGTATTGTACGTTCAAACAAAATTTTTTATTAAAAAATTTATTAAAAATCTTTGTGTTCGCCGTAAAATTGGTTAAACTTGACAAACCAACGGTTTGAGTCTATAATATAGTTTTTAATGTAGAGGATTGGAGTTAGACATGAGCAACATTACAGAAAATCGCACTGTAACAGCAAAAGAAGCAAGAACATCAATTATTCGTTGTTTTGATCGTAAACGTCCTGTATTTTTATGGGGTCCTCCAGGCATTGGTAAATCAGAATTAGTGGCAGGTATTGCTAAAGAGATGAAAGGTCATATTATTGACTTACGTCTAGCACAGATGGATCCAACAGACATTCGTGGTATTCCGTTTTACAACAAGGATCTAGGTGTTATGGATTGGGCGGCTCCAATTGATTTGCCTGATGAATCTATGTCTAAACAATATCCAATTATTGTTTTATTCTTAGATGAGATGAATTCAGCGGCTCCTAGCGTACAGGCCGCGGCCTATCAGTTAGTTTTAAATAGACGTATTGGTAAGTATGTTCTTCCAGACAATGTAGTAATAGTGGCGGCTGGTAACAGAGAAAGTGACAAAGGTGTTACCTATAGAATGCCTGCTCCATTGGCTAATCGTTTTGTTCATTTAGAAATGCGTGTAGATTTTGAGTCATGGTTAGAATGGGCCGCGGAGAATAAAATTAATAAAGATGTAGTTGGCTATTTGAACTTTAGTAAACAAGATTTATATGATTTTGATCCTAAGAGTATTAGTAGATCATTTGCTACTCCTCGTTCATGGACATTTGTAAGTGATTTATTAGATGATGATCTTACTAATGATACTGTTACTGATCTTGTTTCTGGTACAGTAGGTGAAGGACTTGCTGTTAAATTTATGGCTCATCGTAAAATTGCCAACAAGATGCCCAACCCAAGTGATATTCTTTCTGGTAAGGTTAGTAAATTAGAAACATCTGAAATCAGTGCTATGTACTCGCTAACTGTTAGTATGTGCTATGAACTCAAAGAAGCACACGAAAAATTAGGTAGCAGTGGTACTAATGAATGGCATGCCATGGCAGATCACTTTTTTCGTTTTATGATGGATAACTTTACTACAGAAGTTACTGTTATGGGTGTAAAATTAGCACTAACTACCTACAAACTTCCATTGGTACCAAACAAACTTAAAAACTTTGATGAGTTCCATAAAAAGTTTGGAAAATACGTAGTAGCGTCATTGAACTAGAACAAGGGGCTTACAGGCCCCTTTCTTTCAGTGTTTCTTGTAAAAATTCTTTGAGATTACCGCATAGTGCTAGTTGTTGATCATCTTTATGTTTGACTAAAATATCAGCAATGAAATTAAAATCAGTATTTGGATGATTGAATATGCGATTTCTTTTCCACCAATTGTGATCCATGTGGCTCCATCTGGTCATTGCATATAATCCAACCTGATCAACGTTTAAAAATTTTGCTAATTTGATATAGTCTGGTATTTCTAAATAGTTAGACTGTTGTACAACAAATTGTGTTTGAACCTTAACCCCTAGAGAGGTTAAAAATTTTACACCTTCAATGACCTGTTGAAATTTTCCACCTCTAACTTTTTTATATGTTTTGTCTGTGGCCGCATCAAAACTGATGATAACTACGTCAATTTGTTGATGTATTTTATTCAATAGCTCTTTATTTTTTGTTATGAGATTACCATTGGTCTGTATACAAAACTCAAAGCAATCAGGAAGATCAGATCTGTTTAAAAACTTTTTGTATGCTTGACTGGCAAAGATATCTCCTACCGCATCAGCATAGATTTTTACCTTGTGTGGGAAATTGTTATAGGTAGTAATGAGATTATTTAAAATTTTATCTGCTTGCGGATCTACCTCTTTAGTATATGTTCTTTCATTACGACAACTTCGGCATTCAAGATTACAGTTTGGATCAATACCTAAATTAATCTGCGTTGGTAGTTTTGGAAAACTGTTTAAATGATCTAATGTTTTTACCTGCTCTAATTCATAGAGTTTATAACAATTTGAACCACAATGACGAAAGGTTTGGTCTATAACACTGTTACGCATTTCAATAAAATTACCTTGATTAAATGCTGTTTCTAGAGGAGTTTCACTGATATTACCAAATTCCCATCCTAGTTTGTGCCAAGCAGGGCAAAGACAGGAAGATATTTGACCATCTCTTCTGACTTGAATAGTATCCCATGGTGCTGAACAAAATTTAAACATATCAATATTTATAGGTCAAACTAATGGTTGACAGAAAACCAATTTGGTTGTATAATAAACTATAAATGAGAGAGTATGAAAGGGTAAGATGAGTCAGACAACACTAGCAGATAAATCTAAGGTAGTTACAAAAACAGATCCCACCATTGATGCTGAAAGTCGTGAAAAACTAATCACTGCTAGAGTGGCTTTGTTAATCAAAGCACCTTTCTTTGGCAATCTTGCTACCAGATTACAACTAATAAATGCTGACGATTGGTGCCCAACTGCCGCAACTGATGGACGTAAATTTTATTATAATTCTGAATTTATCAAAACGTTACCACAAAAACAACTTGAATTTCTTGTAGGTCATGAAGTGTTACACTGTGTCTATGATCATATGGGACGTCGTGGAGACCGTGATCCTCGCTTATGGAATATTGCAGACGACTATTGTGTTAATCAAGACCTAATAGATCAACGCATAGGTGAATTTATTCCTATAGGTTTACATGACGAAAAATATCGTGGTTGGTCAGCTGAACAGGTCTATGATGATTTATATGAAAATGCAGAAAAAATTAATATTGATGATCTTGTTAAACAACTCTTAGATGAACATCTCAATGGCGA